ACACTACACATGGTAGGGCTGTACGCCGTACGCGCCCACGCCATGCCGTAACGACCAACCGACCTAAGGTTGAACGGGTACTGCCTATACTTAGCGACCAAGAACAGGAACGCCTAGCCCGCGCCCTAGCACTAGCAGAACGCGAACGCGACTTCCGCGCCACGCTCCCAAGCGTACATATAGACGCGAACGACTAACAGTATTACGCCACGCCCGACTGTGGGGGTGACTAGGTTCAAGCCCTAGCGTGGCACGACTTGACAAGCCCGTCAAGCCATGATATACTTGAGAGGTAATCGCATGACACTATCTACAAGTGACATGTTCGCCTTAATGATAGCCTTGCTATCGGTGAATATGGTACTGCTGGTAGCCTTTAGGAGAGTCTATGTGTTAGAGCGTAGGCTTCAACGATACAAGGGTTACTATGACGCAAGATAACCTACTGCTAGACCTTACACAGCGTGAGGTTGAGGTAGTACGCATGGCACTACGATTGCAGGAAGATACGCACAAGCGTAACGACTTCCAGCACCTATTAGTAGAGACACAGACTCTACGCAGTAAGATTGCTGACGCTATTATAGATAGCGCAAGAGAATTGACAAAGGCTTAACGCCATGATATACTATACCTACTACACCAACGAGAGGGGGTGAGAGATATGGAAGAAGAAGTAGAGAAGATTAGTTGCTACTCATGCACAGTTGATATTGCACAGGGTGACGAACTCACACACAATAATAACACTTACTGCACCGACTGCTTGCGAGAGTGTGACGGCTGTACGACTATGATAGACTCTGATGACGCTATTACGGCTGGTGATTACAATTACTGCACCGATTGTGGTAGAATATGCGAGCATTGTAGTGAGGGTATGGCTAGTGATGACTCGTACTTCATAAGCGGTGTTCAAGAATACTGGTGTGACTCATGCTATAGTGACGACTCGTTCTATTGCGAGTCATGCTCAGAGAATTACTCGACTCGCTATAGTTACTATACTGTAGATGGCACTACATATTGTGAGTCATGTAATGACGACCATAACTGGTACTGTGAGACATGTGATGACTACCACAGCAACGATAATTCATGTGATGAAGATGACGGCACTAATTGCTGTCGCACAGCGCGTAACGGCGGTAGTATTCACGACTACTCATGCAAGCCAGACCCTATATTCAAGGGTAAGGATAAGCATGGCGTATATCTAGGCTTCGAGTTAGAGACAGAATATAGTAGTGGTGTCTCTAATGCTAGTGCCTACGCTTCAACAGCGTTAGAAGGTACGGCATATCTCAAGCATGACGGCTCACTCAGTAATGGGTTCGAGATAGTCACGCACCCACACACACACTTGACTTACCGCGAGAATAGTGCTATACTATGGGATACCATAGAGAAGTTACGCACTATGTATGGCGCAAGGTCATGGGATACAGACTCATGCGGATTGCATATCCATATCAGTCGCAAGGGATTTAGTAGTGGCGCACACTTGCACCGCTTCATAGCCCTAGTCTATCACAATGCACCAACTATGATGAAGTTTGCAGGTCGCAAGTCTAGGTTCGCAAGGTTCAATGATGTCTATACCTTTGATGAGTATGACCGACCAGTATTCTCTATCAAGCATAAGGTCGGCAGACCTGATAGATACAGTAGCGAACGCTACTCTGCGGTCAATACGCAGAATAAAGACACAATAGAATTGCGCTTCTTTAGAGGCACAATGAACGCAAGCGGTGTGCTGAGTGCCCTAGACTTAGCACAGGCTATGGTAGAATACACTAGGGAACTACGACTAGATGATGTCAAGTTAGGCGCGTTATCTTGGGAGTGGTTCGCTGATTATGTAGCGTCCAACAATGGACTCTACCCCGACCTATACTCTAGGTTGGACAAGGTACAGTCAGTAGATATTAACAAGCCTGTCAAGGCTAATGCGTAGGGAGATGATACAATGTGCTTACTTGTAGTATGTGAGCCCGACTCTACACCCAGTAAGTCGGACTTAACCGCTGGCTCATGTGCTAACCCACATGGCTTCGGCTTTGCTATTCATGCAGGCGATAGGATAATCTCCGAGCGTAGCATGTCTGCTAAAAAATCTATCGCACGCTTCTTGGAATTGCGCAAGCAATATCCTAGTGGCTACGCCATGTGGCACGCACGATACGCCACACATGGTGTTAAGAACGAGCAGAACTGTCACCCATTTATGGTTGGCGGTGATGAGCGTACTTACCTAGCACACAATGGTGTGCTTGACATAAGTATCGGCAAGTCCGACAAGCGTAGTGATACGCGAGTCTTTGCTGAGGATACGCTACCTAGAATTGGTGGTGTGTCCGCATTAGATGACGATAATGTATGGATTATGGTTGAGTCATGGGCTAGTGGCAGTAAGATTGCTGTCCTAACCTGTGACCCTACCGCTAAGCACCCTATGTATCTCATCAACGAGAAGGCTGGTGCATGGGACGACAAAGGTATGTGGTGGAGTAATCAAAGCCACAAACCTAAGTACTATGCCTATCCAGTACCAACTTACCAACACGACACTAAGCAAGAAGAGTTATGGGCTGATTATGTAGAGGTAGAGGTTGAGTTAGACCTATGCCCTTACTGTGAGTCAGCCACCGACTTGACAGATAACCCGTACTACTGTAATATATGTCGCTCATGCTATGATTGCGGTATCTTCATAGATGATTGCCTATGTTACACACCAAACACCAACTGGCAAAGCGTTCAGAACCTTAGCCATTTATATAACTACTAACGAGAGGTAACACATGTCAGCATCAACTATCCTTGGTCTAGCCGAGGAACTGCGTATTATCGCAGACGAAATCTCATACAATGCTTTCGATACTACATCAGAGTATCCTAAGCGTGGTACTATTGTCAAGGCAACAGCAGACAATGGTCGCTTCAAAGATAACTCACTATGGGTATCTCTAGGCGACGGTACTTACAAGCACCTTACTGGTAGCAAGGGTCTTGTTACCACACACGACCGCCTTAACGGCTACACATCAGTAGTCTTTCAAGCGTAAGTCCTAGCACCTGAGTATGTGGATAAACTACTCACCTTTATACAATAGATTGGAGTTATTGTGCAAGAGTTTCTACATGAGGTTGTCGCTAAACGCGAACAGTCAGCACCACCTAGTTACCCTGTACAATACACGCCACTCTATCGTAGTGTATCCGTAAGAGGAATATACAATCGTTTAGTATGGAGTTCTCAAACTGTACTAGATAACATAATGCATTGGGTTGATAGCCCAGAGTATACATTACTTCGAGTAATATTTTGCTCACTTGAGTGCGAACACAGGTGGGTATTCGAACTTGAAAGAAGCACCAACGCACAGTATATATACAGGTGTATGCTATGCGAGCAAGAACAAACACAATACATAAGAGGGGATAGAAGGATATGAACATAGTATGGAAAGCAGAATTGCCTAGAGAGATGATGACTCATCTATCTAATGAGCAACAGAACATGCTTATGCGTGAATTATCTGAGGCAGTTGATAGTATTGCTGCAAAGTTCAAGGTTGGGCGTGAGTTCCAACAGAATAGAGAGGCACTATAATGGGTTACGAGCCACGACTTGAAGATGATATTGCATTAGGTTTAGATGAAGAAGAAGATGAAGGCTATCAAGAGCCCGACGAAATGTGGGACGACCACTTCAACGATTAGGAGATAACTATGCAAGGTCTATGCACAGGTCATGAGAACCCTGACCTATGGTTCAGCGAGTCTAGCGATAGCGATGGCAACAGTTCCCATACCAACGAGAATAGTGTAGAGTATAAAGAGCGTATCGCTAATGTAAAGACCGCGCTATCTATCTGTAACACATGCCCTAGCAAGGCTGAATGCTTTGATGAGGGTATGAAAAGAGAGAACTTAGACAACGGAATTTGGGGTGGCACTCTACCAGGTGAGCGTGTCATACTTGCAGATGTTTCATTGACATGGAATAACCGCAGGCAGATGATTAACTTTGCACACAGAGTAAGGGCAACAATTCAATGAAGGCAATAACATTCTTGTTACTTGTAGTAGCAGCATTGTTCTTATACGAAACTCCAACGAGCGAACCACAACTAAAAGAAACAGTTCAGACTTCGTGGAGTAAAGTAGATAGCAAGGCATACGCTAAAGATAAACTTAGCGAGTGGCAAGATGAACAATGGTCATGTCTCAACAGTTTGTGGAGTAAAGAATCAGCGTGGAATCCTAAGGCTTATAATAAGATTAGGGTTATGGGGAAGAACGCTGGTGGTATTCCGCAACTGTTGGGACTTGACCCTGACACGCCAGCACCACGACAGATAGAGCGTGGGCTTGATTATATTTACTACAGATACGGAACTCCATGCGACGCATGGGTTTTCTTTAAGAAGAATGGGTGGCACTAATGGCTAAGCATGTAACAGAGATGAAGCCTGACTATACGCAGGCTATGGATATCAGAGGTGAGCCGACTAGTATATGCCCATGTGGTTGTACAATATGGAACTTGAAAGTAATCTTTAGTGATGACGGAGAGATTGATATGTACTTCCTTGACATGGAGTGTGCTGAGTGTGGTACACTAGCAACAGCACCAACACCAGAAGGGACAGAAGATGACTGAGTTTTTAAAAGATATAGTAGAAATGCGTATGAGTCAGCAAGAAGTATATGACTGGCGTATATCAATGCATAGTTTAGACATGCCAAGATTTACATCAGACCCATGGGAAGTTGCTGTCTATCCAACGAACGAGGATTTAGGTACAGTATAATGGCTAGTTATGAATACAAATGTGAAGTTGACTCAAGCATTATCACAATCAGTAGGGGCATGACTGAAGAAGAAATCATACCTTACTGTGATAATTGTAATGAGCCAATGGTTAGGGTGTACAGTGCACCGCCTGTCAAGTTCAATGGCAGTGGATTCTATTCAACGGGAGGGTAACAATGGTATGTGAGATATGCGATGACGGTGGTTGTTCAGTATGCTTTAAAGCAGACAGTGACGAACTACAATTTGCTAGCATGAAAGAGATTGAAGAGTTCTATAATATAAATGGGGAAGCGTTACATGTTGACCCAGCAGAGATGGACTTAGAAGGTATGGTACAAGAGATGATAGATAGTGAGATTGACTTTGATAAAGAGTTCGACCCGAGTGCAGAATAAGAATGGGTTGGTTAACTAAATACTTCCCACTTTTACTGCTGCTATCAATCACAATGCTATGCGTGATAGTATTAACTTACATCATTCTGCTTCTTGCGAGTCTTGTGACTGTTCTGTTTCCGTGGACGATATAGAATCAACATCATTGTATGGCCTATAGCCACCCAACTTAGCAATCAATCGCTTGACAGCCCTGTTACCTCTCATGCGTGCGGTATCATCACTACCTAGAGATAAGAAGTTTGCTATCTCTTTGTAGTCCATAGACTCTGCATATCGGAAGAAGAGTATCTTTCTATCCTCTTTACTTAACTTCCAATATGCGGAGTCTATCTCCATCATCATTACAGATAGATTGCCGCCCTCAGAAGGCGCACTAGGACGCCCTGGTCTACCCAAGTTTAACTTGTGGGTCACACCCCATTCACTGCGCAATACCGCAGGCAGTAGAGCCTCGATTACATCAGGCTCATAATAATACAAGTCAGATACATCATAACCTATACTCTTTGCCTTCCAGCGTTGGCAATAATCAAGCGCTTGATTGCGAAGCGAACGATAGATTAAGTTCTTGGCATCTTTCTCGCCAATCTGTTCCCACTCATCTAACTTATTAGGGTGCTCAGCAAACCACTCGTATAACGACTGCTTGATATCATCATACTCAACCATATCAAACTTGCGTCGGTACTCTGAGGCTACTGCTGTCGCCACATAATCCCACTTCTCAATGCGTGACCAATCCATTATGCTACAATCACTTCCTGTATCTGTGATAGTGGCACACGCCACCCATCAATGTCCGCTTGGTAGTATTCATCAGTCATATAGTCATCAGCCTTGAATGAACCATAGATTTCTACAGTAGAATAATATTCTTCATCTGTAACCTTGACACCAAAAATTGTACGTCCGATATCTTTCTTCCAGAATGGAATAGAGTCACGTGTGCGTACTGTTCGCACCTCTACATCACCAACATCAGGTATGTTCTTGCGCTGACGATGAAGTTCGTTAGGATAC